GACATACAAGTTGTTTATAATCCATCTAGGAGATACCAAGAACTGTCTGTTAAGGATATCCAATATCCCTCTTTCAGTGTATTCCGTGCCTTTATTTGATTGCCGTGTTCCCATCTCCTGTCAGAGGATTATTCCTATATCCTACCGCCATTATAGCGTTACCTATCAACATCCTAAACTTCTCCATATCCTTATCATGGAACGAGAAAGTGGTTAGAATATGACCATTGGTCTTATCATAAGATTTTATCATCAACACAGCCACATACTCACCCATCATCTTACCATTCATGATATCAAGATCAATTATGCCGTGATCTATTAGATCAACCACATCCCATCCTAATGGCAGGTACTTTTTTATTTGATTAATGTCCATCCCAAATAGTTATTATAAATAGGAGGGTCGTGCTACCCTCCTATAGATTACACACGAAAAATAGAACTGAAAGCGATCTTAAGCACGTAAGATTTTATTAATTCCCGTAGGCTGTCTACCGGTTATCGTTAATTACCGACCTACGGGAATATGTTTAAGAAAACACCATGTACCCCAATCCGGAATCGAACCGAAATTTCATCGTTAGGACCGACGTGTTCTATCCATTGAACTATTAGGGCATATGTCCTTATTCTCACGAACCAGGACATCAAACGTCTAAACTTTAAAAAACCTAATGACAAAACTCTATGCTAGTTTTTCCCCAAAAAATAGCGTGGACCCGGCCGGGATTGAACCGACAACCTTCTGGTTATGAGCCAGTTGCTCTTACCAATTGAGCTACGGGTCCTAAATACACCACATCGGCTTTCACAAGAGGATGTGGATAGGAATTTCTCGAAGTTTATATAGTAACTTTATGAAACTATTGTCCAACATTCTAGCATATAGCACCAATCCTCGAACGGGAACGTCTCCACGCCAGACCTACCCCATCCCGTCCCCCAACTGTTCTGTAGGACGAAGCCGGCCTTGTCCCAGCCGGTGAGGATAACGGCATGACCTCCCAAGTTCTGCCCTTGGCCTTGCCAGAATCGATTACCATAATTATAGCAATACAGACCTATAACCAGAGGCCCATTCAGCATCAAAGCTACCTTAGCCGATACCGGATCTATGATCCTAGCGTAACTGTTTATTTTCTCCCCATCTACGCCTACGTTCTTGATAGACTTGATAGCGTCACGAAGAACCATCCCGTCTTGATCCTTATCCTCTCTCAGATCATATATATCGTAGGGAGAGATCTTAGCCGGTCTTTTAATAGCCCTTATACTCTTTCTCCAGTTAAGTATCTCAGCTAAGCTTACCGCAGCGCAAATAGGAGAAGATCCTTGATCCACTACGCTATCAACGTTATTGACCTTATACTCATCAGGAACAGCCTCATGCTGCATATTCATAATAGCGTCCCTGTCATCCGCTGGTGAAGGTATGTAACCTAGTCCGTATTTCATTATCTATCTTTTTTATGGTAATCAATTATCTTAATATTAAACGTATCGGATCTCTGCCTTACCTGTATAGACCCCCTAGCCTTTCCCTTGGCGTCGTATAGGGCGGTAAATCCAAAGTTATCGACCCTGCCGTCGTCCAGCGTAAACCGCCACTCCTTCCATTGGCCCATCACGGTCCCGGAAGACACTATGGAATCTACCACATAAGATATATCAGTAGTATCATATTCCGTATAGTAGGTTCTTGACGTACTGCATCCGACAACCGCTAAGGTAAATAACGTTAACAAGAAAAACAAGATCTTATTCACTTTTCTTAGATTTTTTACGTTTCTTAGATTTCTTCTTATCCTCCGCCTTATTCTCGACATTTACGTCAATACCGGCATCAGCGACCTCAGGGGCGTTATTTTCAGGTATATCAATATGACCTGAGTTAGGATCCATCTTATCCTCATCAACAACAACCTCATTAGGAACATCGATGTCTAAAATCTCTGCCTCCAGATACTTGATACGATCTGACATAATTTTATTCTGATCCTCAAGTTCCTTATATCTTCTTCTAGCCTCATCGAGTAATTTAGATGATAGTTTATGTTTCTTCTCGATATCCATATAAGCCCGTTTAAGAGTTTCTTTCTCTTTTACCGACTCATTATATAGCTCTCTTGATTTACTAAGCTCATTCCCCATCTTAACTATATGAGAATCCTTGGAATCTATATCCATATCAAGAGAATCGACAAGCGTATCAAGATACTTTATTTTCTCTTCCAATTCCGTTATATTCTTACTGGCATCCTCATAATCCCTTTTTAATCTACTTGAATAGCTAATAGCTTCATCAAGATCCTGTTTTAGAGTATCTATATAACTACTCTTTACTATCTTCAATCCGAACATGTTCATTGCTTTTATAAGTTCTAAAAATATCGGCTTTTATCTTGCCGACTATAATTAACTCAGCTATATGTTTGTCTTTCTCGACTATAGCCATATCCTTACGGACATTAGTGACCCTGATCATGATATTCCCGTTATTAGACGAGACGAACGGTGATCCTACCAAAGTAAGTCC